CGATCCGATCCGGCTCGCCTTCGCGGCCTCGTCCGGGTTCACGTCCACGGCGCCCATCAGGGAGGACATGAGGGAGTCGTTATCGCGGGACATAATCTCCCGTGCGAGTGGCGACGGCTCCGGCACGGTCGGCTCCATCGACGGGCCTGCAACCTGCTGCGACATGATCTCGCGTGCAAGGTCGCTCGGTCCAGTTCGTTGCGACGGGGCGAATCCGGCCATGCGCTCTTCGATATCGCCTTCGATCACTCTTACTTCCTCGTTCTTTCGTAGTACTCAAGCACCTGCTTCGCGGTCGGGACGCGACCCGTGCTTGCGAGGTCGGCGTAGATCGCTTCGTACACGCCGCCCGGAATCTTGGTGTCACCGATCTGTAGGAACTTGTTCGTAACGCCGGCAATTTGGCGAGGTGTCATCATGGAGACTGGCAACTCTTCAGTTTTGGCGAATCCGAACCATCCTGCGCCTTCCTGCACGGACGTTCCCATCTCGATGATCGCACGGTCGATGATGCCCTGCTTCTCCTTGTCGGACATCTTGCGGCCGAGCTTGTTCTGTTCCGCCTCGACGCGCAGGCTAACGGCATTCTGCAACCTGATCTTCCGCTCCGTCGCCGCCGCGTCGGTCTTGGACGGATTTACGAGGTCAGCGAATCCGTTGTCGTACAGCGTCGTGTTCAGCATATTCGCGTCCACGGTCGCCTCAAACAGGCGCTGTGGCGCGTCGGGCTTGTTCAGCTCCGACATGAGCTTCGTGTAGGTCGCAGGGCTGATCTTCCTGTTCTTGAACGCATTGACCACATACTGCTTGGTCAGCACGCTTGGATTGTCGGCGATGACCATCAGTTCGTGCTGCTCGTCCTTCTCCGTCGTGAGCGTCAGCCACTTGTTCTGATCCTTCGGGTCAAGTCGAGCCAACATATCTGGCGGTACCCGCCCATCAACCGCAAACACATTCGCAATGTCCTCGTTCAGCCTTTGGTATTCGGCTTCGATCATGGTTTCTTTGCGTGCGTAGTTGCTTTCAAGGTTGGCGCGAACGGCCTTGCGGGTCAGCGGATCTTCAATGGTGTCAGCAAGAAGCAGCGCCTCGCGCAGCGTCTGCGGCGGCTTCGCCTCGGCGTCCTCGCTGACTGGATAGGTGCCAGAGTCGCTCTTCGCCTCCGGGCGCCCAAACGCGGTGATGTTCGCCGTGAGCTCCTCAATGACAACGGCCTTCCTGTTTGACTCAATGCGCCCAGCCAGCGTCTCGCGCATGGGAGCGCCGATGGCGTCGGCTTGGCCTGACACGTACTCCTCGGCCTTTCCATACTCCTTTGAAGCGACGAGCTGGTCAACGATGCCAGACGCGATGCGGTCGTTCACGTCGCGCTCGATCAGCTTCATCTGCGCGGAGCCGTCCGGGATGCCGACGAGCCTCGCGGCATTACGGGCCTCCTCCAGCGCGATGCCCTTGTTGGCCTCGAACTGGATCGTCATGACCTCGTTGGCTTCCGCTCCCTTTCTGCCGATCTGCCCAAACGCCGATACGGACGCACCGACGTATATGTCGGACCGTGCCTTGGACTCATTCGTCTGGTAGACGCGGAGCTGCTGGACGCGGTGCTGCGCCATGCGGCTCTCGAAGATCCCCATATTCCGGGCGAGGATTGGGGAGAGCATCCGCCGCTGCACGTCGTTGTCAAGCATCCCCATCGCCGACTGCCCTGCCTGCGACAGCTCAGCCTGCATGGCGTCGTAGTTCACCTCGGCGTCCTTGCCGATCATCGCCATGTACTTATCAGTCACGGCCTGCATGCCCCTGCCAGCCGCTACGTCGGCTTCCTTGGTCTTGGCCTCGTCGATGCCGTCTTGGATCGCCGAGCCGAGCCGGAAGGCTGCCATGCCCGTCTGGGTGAGCTGCTGACCAAACCGTGCGACCTGCGGCCCCGCGAGGTTTTCCGCCGGCGCGATGCCGGGGGCTGCGAAGTCGCCGATGTCGCCGCCCCCCTGCGGGGCGACCTGCGGGACGAAGGTGGTCGGTACGGTCGGCATGGGTCAGATCCTCTGCGTGGACACGCCCTCGAGCAGCTCCTCGATGCGGCGGTTGCGGGCCCAGGTGGTGGCAATGTCGGTGGCGCTGCCGAGGAGGCTCGTCCCGAGCGCGAGGCCGGGGTAGATCGTGCCAGCGGTGGCCTGTAGGTTCTGCGCGGAGATGTCGGCCATCGTGGCACCGACCCCGATGTTGAACGCCCGCAGGCGGGCCGCCTCCTGCTCGCGCACGGTGGCGGCGTTGATGTTCAGGCGGTCGATCTCCTTGACGAGGTCCATGCTGCCGATGATTTCCTTGGCGCTGCCTGCGCCGAGGACGGCACCACGGGAAGCGAGTGCGGCCTGTGCGCTTGCACGCGCCTGCCCCGCCCGCATGGAGTACTGCCCGAACCGCGCTGCGCCCTCGCGGCCGATCTGTCCAGCCGTGAACTCGGCGGCGCGTTGGTTGATCCGCCCCATCTCGGCCGCGAACCGCTGGTTCTGGGCCTGCATCTTGAGCTGGTTCTGCTGGCTCTGCGCTGCGTAGAACGAGCCGATGGCGCCCGTGATCGACCCGAAGATGCCCGCGATGGGGCCGGCGACCGTCATGGCACTGGCGAATTGCGATGCGAACCCAGGGCCAGATGGCGTCGGCCCGCCAAGCATCGTGCCAACTGCACGGCTTTGAACCGGGAAGTTCGTTGCCATCTGCATCGCTGGACTCAATCCGAACATGCTCATGTCAGCCTCCGATGCTCACTTCAAGGGTCAGCCCAACGATGGTCAGCGGGAGCGGGTCCGACTGCCGCACGTAGACGCGCCCCGCCTGCCGCCACGTGGGCGTGAGCTTCACGCCGATCTCGTCCGTCTTGAGCCCAGGCGGCGAGCCGTATGGCTCCGTGGTGCGCTGCTTGGCCTCGACGAGATTGTCGGCGTCGGGGCCGACGAATATTCCGCTTGAGCGATATACGCGCAGGAATGCCTCATTGACGTTCTTTGCGCGGCCCTGCCCGAACGCCTCCATCTGGAGCGCCATCGGCAGCGTCTCGAGGTCGCTGACGTAGGGCAGACCGACATGCACGACCACGGACGGCCGCTGCAACACGGCCACCCCACCCGTCACCGTGACCTGCGGCATGACCGCTCCGTCAGCAAGGATGCTGACCGTCTTGCCCTCAAGGTGCGTCAGGCCGGCCACCGTGTCGCGTGCAAACGCCCACACAGCCGTCGCCACCCCGCGCAGGGCCACAGGCACGATGAGGTCCGTTCGGGCCGTAGCGACCGTCGTGGAGGTCGTGGACAGGATCGTCAGGCGATAGGTGTTTCCGTTGGCATCGGTCAGGACGATGGCGTCGCCCACGTCCGTGGTAGTCGGAGGTGCCTGGAAGATGGCACTGCTCGCCGTAATCGTCAGCACGTCGGCCGGACCCCAGGTCGTGCCGCCAGTTACCGTGACCGTGGTGGCAGTCGTGTTCGTGCCGTTGTAGGTCAGGCCGCTGTCCACAAAGAAGCAGTCCTTCAACTCGCCGACCTGCCGGCTTGCGAACCGCTCCACGTATCGCTTCGTCACCCCGCCGATGGTCCGCTTGACGATGACGTACAGTCGATCCTCGGCACCCTCGGCAACGGCAGCGCACGTCTCAAAGTCGCCGTCCGTTTCGTGCTGGTGCCATGCGCCGATCTGTTGCTCGGGGATGTACGTCAGTCCGAGCATGCTTCCCGTGCTTGAGATGAACCACAGCAGCGGCTGCGGAGCCTTGCTGTAGCACATGTCCGTGATGTCGAAATTGTCGAACAGGTGCGTGGCTCTGATCGACAGGTCACCAGTCACGAACCCGCTCGCCTGCCACGAGTATCCGAGTTCGCGCACGTGGCCGTCGCGGGCCGAGCAGTACACCACCGTGTTATTCACGATGGACGGCTGCACGTTGTTCGCACCGACGTAGGACTGTGGGCGCACCGAGATCGTAGTCGGCGAGATCACGTCGCTGTTCACAGGGCTGACGCGCCACTCGGCGGCGCTCGTCAGCGCGAGCAGCTGCGTCAGCGGAACGAGGTGGCGGATCGTGTTGGCTTCCCGTGCGGCGACGCGGAAGTTGATCCGGTCGGTGTCCTGCAACGGGATGTGGTAGGACATGTCGCTCTCGGTCCCGGTGCGCGTCATCCACATCGTCTGCGGTGCGTTTGTCGTGCCGGCGAACACGCGTCGCTGCTCGAAGTAACTGACCGCGCCTGGGTAGTTCCCGCTCGACGCGAACACCGTCTCGGTCACGGGCGGCGTGATGCCCATGTCTGGCGCGATGTTGTTGTCAACGAACGACGTAGCCTCGGTCTGGCCGATGAACCCGTACAAGCCGCTCTGTCGCTTGTAGACGTTGTATCGGCTCGCGCCGGATACGGCCGACCACGAGATCGTGTTGTACGCGCCGACCACTGCGAGGTTGTTCGACACGCTTCCGGCCGCAGACGGCGGCGTCTCGTCGATCCCGTTGGACGTGATCGCCGTCACCACGTAGTAGTTCGTGATGCTCTCGGTCTGCTCCATCCCCTGCACCAGACCGCCGCTCGTATAGGTGCCGCCAGAGAAATCAATCTGGACGTGCGTCTGGTAGTTGAGAATCGAGAACGTCGAGTTCGTGTGAAAATCGGCAATGATGAAGAACTTGTCGTTCACCAGATTCTGGAACGTGGTGTTGCCAACCACGCCGGAGATATAGATCGAATCTCCCTCTGCGATTGTCAGGTTCTGCACGTTCGACGCAAGCGTGATGCGATCCTGCGCAATGTCCACCGAAGTGATGTTGTATCCCTGCCCTCGCGTCGCGGTCACGGTCGGCGTTCCAGGCGTGGCGATGTTCGCTCCGAAGGTGATCGTCGTGAGCGTCCACGTGGTCGCACCAAGGCGGCGCAGCTCACGCGGCGCGTAGTTCGGGTGGACGAGCGTCAGCACGTCGGCCGACTGCACGTAGTGGATGTCGAACAGGTCGGCTTCGGCGTATGGGTTCGGGATCTCGTAGATCCCCGCCGGCAGCGCGTACCAGTACGTCGCGTTCGGCGGCGCGTTGCCCGTGGTCGCCGCGATGCAGTAGTAGTTCACGCCGCCAGAAGACACCAAGTCGCCCACCACATAGGCGGTCGCTCCGTTGTATGCGGCAGGCGTCCCCGGCCCGAGCGTCGCACCCTGCGTGTGGAACCGGAAGTAGCCAGCGCCGAGCTCGAGCACCATCGTCTGCGTGGTGCTGAACGTGAACGGAAGCAGGCGCGTGCGCTTCGTGCTGTCCTTGACCTCGCGCACGAACGCCGTGCCGGGGCGGTTCTCTGCCGGCCCCTGCGGCAGCGCGATGAAGTTGAGCAACTTCGCCGCGCCCGTCTGGAACTTCACGTCATCGATCCGCCCCCACATCTCGGGCGAAACCTCGCCGCCCGCGAAGGACCGTGTGTACGTGCGGGTCAGCGCCATATCAGCGTCCAGAGATCCAAGATGTGATGTGACCGGGCTTCACGTCGCGCTGGTTGGCGTCCGACATGCGGGCCTGTCCGAGGTAGATCGCGACCATCTGGAGGCATCGCTGCGCCTGCCGTGCGCCCTCCTCGCCCTTCACAACCGGACCGGCAAGGAATGACGCGAGCTGCCACGACAATGCGATGGTGAACATCGGGTCGAACTTGGTCGAATCGCTCACGAGCGCCTGATAGCGCAGGAGCGCGTTCTCTTGATTCGTGTAGATGACCTTGTTCCCGAGCGTGTCCGTCTCAATCACGTATTCCTGCGGCACGTACACGCCAGCGGTCGTGATTGGTGGGTTCGTCCATCCGAAGCCGTAGCGGTCGGCGGGGTATGCGCGGACGGAGTAGTCGTTCTCCGCGTCTGGCGGAAGCACAGCCACAGCGGTCATCATGTCACCGGGGCATGCGTAGGAATACTTCCACATGGTGTACGGCATCGTCACCTGCGCGAGGCTGACGCGCCGCGATGCGAACGACCACGTATGCATCTGGAGAAGCATGTC